GTTGCAAATGACACTACAGCCTCAAAAACTTATGCACGTTTACAATATGGCATGAGTGAAGGGGAAGTTGAAGGTTTAGCCAATGGCTACAAGTCTATCTATTTAGATGACACACCCGTGGAAAACGATAGTGGTGCAAGAAACTTTCAAGATGTCACTCTAGATTTTCGCTCAGGTACCAATGATCAGGCATACATGGAAGGTTTTGAAAGCATTGCTTCTGAAACTGCTGTTGGTGTTGAACTTAAAAGTGATACGCCTTGGGTTAAAGGGATTACCAATCTTAATCTCGATGCCGTGATTATAAGAGTGCGCTTTGGGGCTTTAAAACAGCAAGATCCAAGCAACGGTGATGTTTCAGGCATTGTTATTGATTACTTGATTGAAGTGCAGACTGATGGGGGATCATGGGAGTTAATGCTTGATACTCAAATGTCAGGAAAAACTTCAGCAAATTATGAACGTACCCATCGTATCGGCTTACCAAAAGCCAATAATGGGAATATATTTGCTTATTTGTGCCTAACAAAACCTGCCGCAGAGGATCCCAATGTGCCTAATTACGCTTTTAACCGATTACTTGCTATTGATAATGCTGCACGTACCATTAGATATGAAAATATCAATAGCCCTATTGTTTATGGGGTATATTAATGGATTATGGTTTAACTATTTATAACCCTGATACAGGTAACATTGTTATTGATAACAACTATATGAATCAGGGTGTAATTGCTTCAGGTACTATTGCTAGTTTAGGTAGTTATACAATTCCTCCTTATGGGGGAAGATTGTATAAACTTACTTATCCTAGTTTTATTTTAAATCCTAGCGTAGCCATTCAGTTAGATAAAACTGTACGAGTCTCTAAAACCAACCTGAGTAATACTTCCTCTGGAATGACTTGTTACATATGGGTGAGTGGGGATCCTGGTACTCTTAAATATTATCTGTATGGCTCCAATGTGGTCGCAACATCTTCGTATGGTTTGCGAGTGTACGATGCCAATGGTCGAGTGACCTATGATTCAGGTATGCCATATTTAAAAATATTAGGTGTGGCTGCAAATAACTTAACTACGTGGACGGTTAATGGTGTTCCTGTTACAGGTGCAGGTACCAATTCTTCAACTTCTGAACAGTTTGATGGTGCAAAAAAGTTAGCCATTATGATAACAGGAGATACTAGTGATAACGTGTATGCCTCGATTCCTTCTGGTCCTACTGGAACACCTCAGACCATTCATAACATTAACATAGCAGCTTTTTACATTACGTCTGATAACAGGGTGCATCAGCAGCGCTATCAATTTAGTGAAACATTAAATGATACGATGATTGACTCAACAACACGACAAGGGTACGCACCATCATTCGTACTTGACGTCACGAATTACTAAATATTAAACATTACAAGCACCCAACCGGGTGCTTTTTTATTGCCAAAAATAGGGGGTTACATGCAAGAGCATGAAAAAGTGGCACTTCAATTAATTCTAATGGGAGTAGTAATTGCTATGGCAAAAGTACTCGTAAGCACTGAAAAACTAACATGGCGAGTTGTTCTTGGTCGAGCGATCTTGAACGGCTTCACAACGCTTGGCGCAGGTGGTGCACTCATCTGGATATCTGACTTAAACATGCTTGCTATTCTAGGCTTAGGTGCATTTTTAGGGACATTAGGTAGTCAATTTGTTGAATCACAAGCTGAAAAATTTGTGAAAGATAAGGTGAAATCAAATGAAGACAAGTAACCCAGGCGTTAATCTAATCAAAGGCTTTGAAGGTAAGCGCTTGAAAGCCTATGACGATGGTGTAGGCGTTTGGACCATTGGCTTTGGCACCATCAAATATCCTAATGGTGTGCGAGTCAAAAAAGGTGATGTATGCACCGAATCTCAAGCAGAACAATATCTACGCAATGACCTAGTTGTATTTGAAAACGCTATCAATCGCTTGGTGAAAGTACCACTTAATCAAAACCAATTCGATGCTTTGGCTTCATTCACTTACAACCTTGGCGAAGGCAATCTTAGCAAATCAACTCTGCTGAAAAAGCTTAATGTAAAAGACTACAAAGGTGCTGCTGCCGAATTTCCAAAGTGGAATAAGGCTGGTGGGCGTGTTTTGGCAGGACTGGTAAAACGTCGCAAAGCAGAAATGGAGTTATTTTTAAAATGACCTACATGTATTTAGTTGCAAAGTTATGGCGAGAAATCTTAATAGGACTTCTCGCTTTTTTATTGCTTATTTGTCTTGGTTTGTTGAATAGCAAAACTGGTCAGATCGAGAAATACAAACAGGCTGAAATTATTCTGCAAGCTGAAAATGCAAAGGCCAAAGCGGACTCAGCAATCAAAGAAAAACAATGGTCTGAACAAAAGTTAAAAGCGGAGCAAAACTATAATGCTAAAATTAAACAAAATGAGTCTGATGCTTATCTTGCTCAGTCCAATGCTAACAGGCTGTCAAAACAACTCAAAATTGCAAGCAGTCGCTTGCCCAGTGCTACCAAAGAAGCCATCATTGAGTACGCCAGTACCAACAGTAACATACTCGAAAGCTGCATCACTGAATATCGAACAGTGGCAAAAGCAGCTGATGGACACGCGGCTGATGCAGAAAGATTGATGGAGGCGTGGCCCTCTGAATGAGGGTCATATTTTTGATTAAAATAGTAAATAAAGTTGAAAAATATTTAAAAAATCATCTCGAAAAAAACAACATCCATATTCATGAAGTTTGAATTAAATGTTTTACTAAATCCTAGCTTTTTGAGCAAGTTGTGAGCGGGTGTATTATCTTCTTCAGAAAATGCGATAACATGCTTAAAATTTCTATTTTTCATATCTTCGATTGACGCAGTTGCAGCTTCTACCACATAGCCTTTACCTCGTTCACTTTTTATTAATCTAAATCCTAGTTCTGCTTCATTTTTCCCATCAAAACTACATATCTCAAAACCGCAATAGCCAATGATTTTATTTGTTGATTTTAAAATTATTGCAAACTTACCGAATCCATTTTTTTTGTAATGCTCTAAGATCTCAAAAAATCTTTTAGAAGCATCTTCAGTATTTAAAGTTCCATTGGGTGAAAAAGCCATGAAATCTTTATCTTGAAATAGAGAAATAGCATCGTTTAAATTCTCTTTAATAAAAGGCTTTAATATTAAATTTTTAGTTTCAATCTCAGTCAC